CAGACCAGCGGCTGCGGCCACTGCACGACCGCCTGGTGGCCCTAGGGTGGATCGTGGAAACCAGCACCCGAGGCAGCGTCTACTACTCGCGGGGCGTCGAGCGGCTGCGGCTGTCCAACCATGAGGTGCCGATGACCGCCGAGCGCGAGGTCAGCGAATGGACGTGGGCGAGATGCGGCTGGCAGGTGATAACCGAGCGGCAGTCGCTCGATGCCTGCCTGGCCGAAATTGAGGAGATGGAAGAGGCGCTGGCGGAGTGACCCCCGTCCGGCGAAACCCGAGGAGAGAGGATGAGCATCGACGAAATCGAGGAGCTGCAGTCCGGCGCCTGCCGGTGGATCGGCCGCCGTGACCTGCACGTCTACTGCCACCACCCGTTCGTGGAAACGCTAATGCCGACCGGCCGGATGGGGTGGACACGGCCGGGCGACACGGCGAGGTATTGTGTGGTCTGCCCAGAGGCGGGCTTGGAATATGGCGACTGGCTCCCCCTGGAGCAGGCCGCCGCGATTGTCGATAGCCTGGTCGCCGGCAGTGTGCCGGCGGCGGCGTGACCCCCGACCGTGGAAACGAGGAGAGATGCGATGAAGATCAAGACCGTGAGATTGAAATCCGACTGGGGCGACGTGGCCTGCGTGGCTCACGTCGTGCAGGGGCTGCCCGACGGCATTTCGTGCAGTTGGTCGCCAGAGGAGGTTCGCCGGCCTCGCGGCGAGGCTTTCGTCGTGAAGAGGCACCGCGGGCGGAAGATGGTGCGGCGGTTCAAGACGGCGGCCGAGGCCGAGAAGCACGCGAAGGAGTGGGCTGCCGGCGTCCTGGCTGCCACACCCCCGATCGTAGAAACCCGAGGAGAGCGACGATGACCAACAGAATCAAGACCTACGAGCCCAAATGGATAGCCTGGCTGCTCGAGCAGCGGCTGATCACCCAGCAGGAGAGCCGGGAGGCGACGATCAGAATCTCGGCGGATTTCCTGCGGCGACTGCGGCTACGCCGCCGACAGTAGCCTATTAGCCGAGACAACCGTAGACTACTGGCCGAGACAGGGGCGACACTTCGTCACCCCCGGCCGTGGAAACCAGAGGATAATACGATGAAAAGATGGTATGCGTACCCGCACTTCAACAACCTTGACGGCCGGCTGCCCTTCGGGCGGGTCGAGGAGGTCGAGGTGGTGCACCTCGAAGAGAACGGCCAGGCGATCGTAAAGTACCCCAGTGGCCAAGTCTCGCCGGTCGGCGGCGTGTTCTCCTTGGGCCGGCTGTTCGACAGCGAGGCGGCGGCCTGGCAGTATTGTGCCGAGGCGCTGCGGGCCGAGGCGGCCAAGCTCGACGCCGCGGCGGCCGAGTGTGCGGCGAAGTCGCAGGTCGAGGTGCCCGCATGATCGCGATTCTGCGAGACATCGTGCGGGCGGTGCTGGTGCTGGCCGTCCTCGCGGTGGGTCTGGAGCTGATCCAGATTCACCGCGAGGCGGCACGGCAACCGGCGCCCTACCCCCCTGCGTGGCAACCTGCGCAGACTGTTGTTGTACCGCCACCCCAGCCGATTAGGCGGGTGGGGCGGAGCGTAGTAGACTTGGCAGAGGCAGTCATAGGGGTAATACGATGAAGATTGAAACCGACAACTGGCTGCCGCTGGCCGACGCGATGGCCCTCCTCGGAATGTCTGCTCGTGCCGCCCGCCGGCTGGCGGCCGATATGGGGCTTGTTCACGAGTTCTTTGGCGTCAAGTGCATTAGGCGGGATAGCATCGACATCCTGAATGCACACAAGAGGCGGCGGGGCAATCAAGACTGGATCGCCTCCGGCTCATTGGCAGGGGCCGCGGCTACGAAGTCCGTGGAGAGCCGCCTAGCCCGTGTGAGGAAACGCGGGCTAACCGCAGCAGAGAAGCGGCGGAACTCTTTTCTGTCTAGCGGCAAGGCCCGAAGCGGCACGAAGATCGACGACGCAACCTAACCCTGCTCACGCCGCGTCTTCGATGAGTGGCAGGACCGGCAGAGCACCTGCAGACCCTCGAGCGGCGTGGCCTCGGCGGCTTGATCCACCGGCTTCGGGTTGATGTGATCGATCTGGCAGTCGCCGGCCCGGTGCAGGACAAGCCCGCAGGAGCGACAGGTGGCCCTGTCGCGGGCGATCACGGCCAGCCTGACCCTCTGCCAGGCCGCAGAGCCGTAGCCCCTGTCGGCCGAGCTGGGCCGGCGAGACGGCCGGGGCTGACTACGGCAGCGAAACGTGGGTACCCGCCAAGGCATTCTGTCGCCACCCCTCCATGAGTACACGGTGGCTCTGGCGCGAGAACCACCAATCGATGATCAACTTCACGAGCAGATTCAACAGCATCCCGATCAGCAGCGAGGCGATCACGCTGCCGTGGGTCTTTCTGATGCGGACGGCCAGGCGAGCCCGCAGAACCTCCTCGACGTGCTCGGGAGGCGCGTCCACAGGAAACTCCAGCACAGCCCACTCGACCAGGCGGTCGCGGAGGGCGGGGCGTACAGAGAGCCGTAGGCCGCCGTTCTGGGCGACGTAGGCTTTTAGCGGGCGGTAGGTGGCGTCACTGGGCATTTGCCGTCCTTACATTTGCACGAGCAACTGGTGGGGCAGGGGCACACGACCCGGCCGCCGTCTGATCTCACGAGGTAGCCCTTGCCCTTACATGGGCAGGAGCACACCGGCACAGCCTTGGCCGGCCGGCATACGGGGCATGGCACTTCGATCACCCCGTCACCGACGACGCCCTTGCCGCCACAATTCTCACAAACGGCTGGCTTGGGTGTAGGTGGTGCGGCTAGGTCGGAAAGCGAATACTGCCCGGCCGCGGCGACGAACGGCTGGAGGTCGGCCAGCGGAGTCGTGCGGAGGCAGCCGACCGGCAGAACCGAGGCGGCAAAGAAAACCGAGACGCCGATGGCGTCGAGCACTGGTAGTTTCATCAGATGTTCCCCCCGGCGCCGTAGGTCGTGTGCTGTCTGCGAGGCCACCCGGCCACGCTCGATAAGGCGATGCACTGGCATTTGTCGATCGTATTGGCCAGCGCCCAGTAGCCGCCGACGGGGATGTCGATGTCGGTCCCCCGCACTCGACGAGGCCCAGAATTCCAGGCACCCCAAGAGTTCTGCCAGCCGACCAAAGCCTGGCCGTATTTCTGGATCGTCTCCGGCCGATCGTCGTAAGAGTGGAAAAGTTGCGCATGATGCCACACCCCAATCTGCCGACTGACGCCGTCCTCGTTGCGGGTCCGCTCGAATCCCATCGAGGAGCAGTTCATAATTCCATAGCCGGCCGCCAAAAAGTCGCGCACCTGCTCACGACCCTGCACGAACGTCACGGTCCTGGCGACGTGCTTGCTGCTCTCGTCAAGCCACGCTTGCGACGGCGCTCGCGACCCGCCCAGGCGGATCGTCTGGTCGGTGTACTTCGTCAGATCGATGTTCAGGCTCGGGTACGGCTTGCGGACCAAGAACCCCTTTTCGTTCGCCACCTTCGCGGCCTGCGAACAAATCCACCCGTCCCGATCGTAGCCCCTCCACGCCCAAAGACTTTCACTCGACACGGCTCCCTGTCGCACGCCCAGCTCTGGCAGCTCCGGGGCGCCCTCGACCAGCCCCGTCACTTCGTCGGGCCTTTCGTCGGCGATTTCTAGAGCAACTGAAACGAGCAAGCAATTAGCCGCTGCTCGGGAGACACAGTCACCTGTGAGTTGGGCGGGGCCGGGGAACGCCGAAGGGAAGACCTTCTCGACGGCCGGGAAGAGCATCGTCAACTTGCCCTTGCCGCGGTCGGCGAACTCCCACTCCGATGCAACGTGGCCGCCGTCGGGGTCGCCGCCGTGCCGGATAATGTGATCGACCAGCTCCTCGTCGGAGCGAGGGCTAGCCTCACAGCCCCGGAGGCCGGCAGAATACGAAACAAGTGGGTCGAACAGCATCGCTACTCACCGTGAATCTTGAATGTCCAGGCGAGTACGTTGCAGGCCGCCACCAACTTCGTGCGGTCGGCCTCACTAAGGGCACGAACGTCTGCGCCCACGGCCAAAACGAAGACTTCGTCGATCGCTTCGCCCAGGCCGGGGTAGCGGCCGACGCTGGCCTTATCAATTGCTAGCTGGAGCGTGCCGGCGTGAAACGTGACGAACTTCGAGGTGGTCGAGATGATCGCTTCGTTCTCGCGCTTGCCGTCGCGGATGATGACGAACGCCATCGCGTCGTAAAGGTTCGATAGATACTGGCGATCCTTGGGCAGCATCGTCGCAGCGATCGCCCGAACCGGCACCGACCACTCGAGGAGCACCGGCTGCGGCTTGGGGATGACCGGGTCAGTGTCGGCCGGCGGCCAATCGACCTGCAGGGCAGAGCCACGCCACGCAAACACGAGTAGAACACCCACGATCGCGTACCTCCACACGGTTGGGCCGGCAATCATTGGTCGCTCCCGTCAACGAGCGCAAGCGTCAGCACGTCAATCGACTTCCGCTGATCGTCCGACAAATGCTTCGTCGAAACCAGCCGCAGCCGAACCTGCGCGAGCTGCGCGATCGCGGTCTGATAGCTAGGGGCAATCGGCCGGAGGGCCGGCTTCGGCGTGTCGAGGTCGCCGGAGAACAGCTCGACGATGTACCTGGGCGAATCCTTGAGGACCGGCCAGAACGCAATCCCAACGGCCAAGGCCGCGGCGAGGTATTGCCACGCGCTCATAGCGATACCCCGAACTTACTCATGACGAAGTCAAACAGAGCCTTGCCCTCGGGAGTCTTTAGCACGGCCTCTAGGTGCCGCAGGGAATTGTCATCGAGGTCCGTCTCAGTCTTACCGGCCGCCCACTGCGCGGCGACGACCACGGCGAGCGCTTGGTCATGAGGGTTCGTAGCGGCTGCGACCAACTGGAGCCGGCCGAGCAGGGGCATCCACTCGGCCAGCATCTGCAGCTTCTCGAGCAACGGGAATGAGCCGTACAGGATGTCTTCAGAGTTATTTTCCATTGCGTTCCCTGTTGCGTTTGAGGAAGTCGAGGTACTCGGCAGAGGTCTTGCTTGTAATCTTGCCCCAGTGGCTGGGGGGCGGCTCGGGGACAATCGTCATCAGGGGAGGCGTATCGTCGCCAATGCCCAGGCGGGCTTTCAGCGCGAGCGAATCGTCGTCGTCATCCTCAGTCTTCATGTACGGCGTGCTGAAGCAAATCGTAGGCGTCGTGGAATGCCACTAAGGCCAATGACGTGGCTTCGGTGGCGCTGATGCGCTTGCCGAACCTCCACACATCGTCCTCTACAAGAGTCTCGCCGCGCTTGTAATAAAGCCTCGCCTCTTTCTCAGCGATGATGAGGCGCACTTCGGCAAGCATGGCTATTTCTCTTGGCCAATATCTATTCTAGCACACCAGGCGCTCGCTCGGCGGGCTTCCCGCTCGGCCTGCGACCACCCCTGGCGGATGCGAGCGCAGGCCAGGAGAATCTCCTCACGGCTTGGCAGATAGCACTCCGGCTCGACGCGGTCGCCGAGCCCTAGTGCCGCCGCAAACTCCAGCACCTCGTCGTGACTTAGAGCCAGCTCTTCGCAGATTTCTGCGAGCGTGCATTCGCCGACCCACAGCCGACGCAGAAGTCGCTTGCGGTTCGCTCGCTTCTTATTCTCGACGATCTCTTGTTCACTTAGTCTTTTCTTGGCGCTCACTCTTCCCAGGTAGCTATGTACCGGCTCCCTGGATTCAGATACATCTGATAACCAGCCTGCCGCATTCGGCGATGATGCGGGACGTGCTCACAGTCCTCGCCGCTGTACCCGCCGGCGAGGAACGCTTCCGTCCGGTACACGCCCAGGCCACCGAACGCCGAGTTCACTGGCATCGGCTGCGACCCGACAGGCGGCAGAAACGATGAGAACCAAGTAAACCCGATCTCGTTGCGACGATCCCGCCACCAGCAGGCCGGCCGGGCCGCCCAGGCGTCGTAGTGCGCAATGCCGTTCGGCGTCCGAAGGAGCGAGTAACTGGCCATGCCCCCCGGCCGGGTCGGCCCGCCGGCCGTCGAGAGAAAGCCAAGCTGGGCGATCGAATTAAAGACCCCGTCTACGCTGAAGCCGTAGGCCGGGTCGAGGTCGAGCACGATCGTCCACCAGGCGTCGGCCGCGTTGGCCCGCACCCACTCCAGGCACTTGTTTCTGGCGAAGGCCAGCCGCTCGGTCCTCTCCGGCTCAAAGCCCCTGGAGTCGATGCCTCCAAGAGTCTCGTGCTCCGTTGTGAGGAAGGGAACCCGGCCGGCGAAGTCTCGCAGCACATCGTCGGTGCCATCGGTCGAGTCATTCTCGTAGACGTACATCCGCCCGCTACGAAAGCCCGAGAGCACCTCGGTGGCCAAGCACAGAGAGTTGGGCAGGGCCGGCATCGCGTTCCTGGCGATGCCCACGATGACTACGTCCAGCTCCTTCGCCGTCTCTCGGCCCACGGCCACTGCCGTTTCGTAGGCTTCGGCGTACTCGGCGTCCACGGGCCACACGTCCTCGGGGCGGGAAATTACAAAGTCAGTCATCGTTAAGCGTCCAGAGTTCCACGGGTTGCACGACAGGCACGCGGGGGTCGCAGAGAACGTCCCCGCCCATCTCGCGGATCGCATCGCAAAGGCCGACGATGCCGCGGCCGTTCATCCGGGCGCCGTGCCGGATATACGAAGCCTTCACGAGCACGACGCTCCCGACGCTGTCGAGCGCGAAAGGGGTCGGCTGGTAGCAGTCGTGGTACGGGGGGTCGTTAGTGAACCGAACCTTGCCGGAGCTGTAGCCCCAAGTGTCATAGAACATTGAGTTGATGAGCGTCACTCGTCTAGGCGTCCTGACACCGAGCAACGGGTGCTCCGGCGAGTGCGAGAGCACGGGCCAGCCGCCGCAGGCCGCGGCCCCCGAGGCCGCCAGAGCCCCAGCCACGCCGGGGAGCGTAAACAGGTCGCTCTCGTGCCACAGGACATAGTCCTCGTCCTCGACCGTAGACAGGAGCACGTCGCCCGCCTTCGACAGCCGCTCGATTCGATCGGCCGGCTGATCCTCCGGCTCAAGGTAGATCGCGACCTCGTCGCCTTTGCCAGCGAAGTCAGCGACCGTGTCAAGCATCTGCTGCGTGCAGTCACGGGCCGGCCGGACTGCCCAGACCCACCGCGTGATGCCCTCCTTGCCCAAGAGGTGCAGGGCGCGATCGGCTAAATGCTTAGACGCATCGCCGTACCACATCGACAGCATCGTGACCTTCATGGCGTACACACCCAGCGGCCTAGTTCCGGGCTGTAACCGAACGCCCGGTAGAGGGACTGTGCCCCCAGGTTCTCAGCGTCCACATGGAGCATGACGTGGCTGGCACCACGCTCCCTGGCGCGGTAGTGCAGGAACATGACGAGCGCAGCGGCAAGACCCTTGCGCCGGTACATCAAGTCCACGGCGATTCCTAGAGCCGGCACGACGTAGCCCTCCGACCACCCGCGAAGCATCCCGTAGGCGACTACCTGCCCGGCCGGCAGCGTGACGGCCCAGTGCTCGTCGCCGTCCTTGATTGCCTGACGAATAGCCTCGGGTGTGAATTCAAAAGGATGGAACGTAGACTCGATGCCTCGAAGCATCGCCGAGAGCGGCTCGACCAAGTCGTCGGTGAGCGGGACTAGACGCATCGCTTCAGCGCCTCGCAGACTTGGTTAACGTCAGACTCGGTGAGGCCGCAGTGCGTCGGGAGGACTAGGCCGCGGATGCTGATGTCTTCGGCGACCGGCCCGTCAGCTCGCCCGCCGATATGCGGAAACTGCCAGAGCGGCGGAAACACCGGCCGCGTCTCGACACCCAGCTCGAGCATCGCCTTGGCGACTCGGCTAGCCAAACTCCGCGTCGTAATCGCATAGGCCCAGTAGCCGTGGGTTAATCCGGCCGGCAGCCTCTGGTGCCGCACCCACTCAAGCGGCCACATCCGCTCGTCGTACCACTCAAAAACCTGCCGCCGCTTGTCGATGAATTCGTTGAGCCGGCCAAGCTGCGCCACGCCGAACGCCGCCGCCATCTCGGTCATCCGGTAGTTGAAGCCGATGCAGTCGTGGACGTACCGCGAGTCCGTCATGCTCTGGTGCGAAATATGCTCGGCCCGGCCGCCCACCCGCCAATCGGACCACGAAACCGCGCCGCCCTCGCCGCCGGTCGTGATGGTCTTCGAGCCGTAGAAGCTGAACGCCGCGGCATCCCCGAGCGAGCCGACCTTGCCCTGCGTCGTCGCCGCGCCCAGAGCCTCGGCGCAGTCCTCGACGATCGCCACCCGCCGGCCCGTGCGGCGGTAGTGCCTCTCCAGCTCGTCCTCAATCGCCACGATGTCGGCCGGCACGCCGTAGAGATGCACGGGCACGACCGCCGTCGTCTTCTCGGTCAACAGGCTAGGCAGGGCCGAAGGATCGAGCGTCCACGATTTCTTGTCCACGTCGGCCACTCGCACCGTAGCCCCGCAGAGCAGGGCAGCGTTCGCCGTGGCGACGTAGGTCGTGGCTGGAACGATCACCTCGTCCCCCGGCTGGACGCCGACCGCCAGGAGGGCGACGTGCAGGGCCGCCGTGCCGCTCGAGACAGGGACCACCGGCCGGTCGCCCAAGACGCCAGAGAGCCGCTGGGCGAAGGTCTTCACCCACTTGCCCTCGGTGACCTGGCCCGAGTCCAACGCCGCCATGACGTTGGCGCGCTCTATCTGGCCGATCTGTGGTTGGCCGCAATGGATCATGCCAAAGCCTCCAGCTTGCGGAAGAAGCCACGCTCGTCGTGCTCGAGCGGCATCCACTGCAGATACTCCGCCATCTCGGTCCCGGCGTAGAAGCCGACCGGCCGACCGACCGCAAGGGCCATCGTCAAGTTCCCGCCGCTGCCCAAGGCCACGACGCCTATGGCGTCTCGCATGTGCAGGCAGTCGAGACGAAACTGGTCCCACGACGGGGGCGTATGACCCAGCTCCGGCACCGTCAAATCAATGTGCGGAACCTGCTGCAAGCCCTCGTAGATTGAGTAGATGCGGCTCGCCCCGTGGTGCTCGTACTCGGCGTTCTCGCCAATCGCTCGCTCCCCGATCAAGACCACCGGGACAACGGCGGCGATCGACTGGAGCGACGACACAAGCCTGGGTCGCATCGCCTCGTACCGAGAGCGGTCAAGCCCGCGAACCTTCGTTGTCACGGCGACGTAAGGCCCAGTCACCAGCGGCTCTCCGGCCGGCAGAACACTCGCAAGCGATGGTCGCCGAGCAGGGAACCCCGCCGACAGCAGGGCAATCGGGTCAATGCCCGGAGCCTCCGACACCGACACCGCGCGGTCGCCGAACAGCAGCGTCATCAGCCGTATTGCAAACGGCAGATAGCACACGTCCCTGGCCAGCAGGACCGCCGGCCGGGAAAGCGACACAGCGCAGTCCACCCCGTAGAGCATTGCGTGAGACAGCAGGAGGTCGCCGATGCCAGCGTTAAGGACGATGTTCACGGGAGCAGCTCCGATTCAACTGCGGCCGCAATCCACCCCGAAACCTCTTCGCAACGCCCAGCCAAGAGGTCCGCGAGCCGGCGGGCCGGCGGGCGGAAGGTCCGCACTTCTCGCATGACCTGATACTCGCCGGAGACAACGATCTCGCCGAGCACCTCGTTGATGCGGGACTTGAGAAGCGAACGGTATTCGCAGCAGTCCCGAGAAAGATTGTCTAGTTTCGCAATCAGAGTCGCGTCAGGCTCCGGCTTTGCGTGCTCCTGCCGCTTGGCGTTCTCGAAGTACGAGAGCTTATTGACCTCGACGATGAGTCGATCAATGCAGTCGGCGAGCGTGTCTACGTTGGGAATCCTCATGCGCCCTGCTCCAAGGGCGGCAGGAAAATCCACTGGTGATTCGGATGGGCGGAACTAAGCGGGTGCTTCTTGATCAAGAGCTGATCGAAGCCCAGCCGGGTCAGCTCCGCGCCCACCTCGACGGCGCGGTCGTGAATCTCGATGATCCAGCGAGCGCGTCGGTAGCGGCTGCCGCGGACGCCAGCCAGAACGTCGGCCTCGCTCCCCTCCACGTCGATCTTCACGAAGTCGATCTCATCGGCAGGAAACAAGTCGGCGATATCGTCCAGCGTCACGACCGCCGTGCGTCTTCGCTCGACAACCTCGACCTCCCGCTGGTCGCCGCCGCCGATTGGGTGCAGCTCCTCAAGAGACGACTGCCGGTGGTCGTTGCGAAGGCAGAAGTCCGATGTCTGCCGGTTGCCGCCGGCCGCCACAGGCAGGAGGATGCAGTTCGTCGGCACGCCGGATCGCCGGAACCCATCGATCGCACGGGGGTCTGCCTCCAGGGCCACGACCTGCTCGAAGTGCCGAGCCATCCACCGGCTCCAGTCGCCGACATTCGCGCCCACGTCGATCGCCAGCCGCCGCGGCCCAAGGAGGGCGCGAGCCTCAAACTCTTCGAGAAACCATTCCTCGTTCACTCAATGCCCTCCAAAAAGTCCCTCGCTTCAGCGGCCGAGCGAACGACCGCCACCGGGCACCCCGCCGCTTCAAGCTCCCGCATCCGATGCTCCTGAATCTTCGTGGGCACTTGGCCCGGCCTCTTCGCTTCCATCCACACTGCCCGGCCAGCCTTGACCGCCAGAACGTCCGGCAGGCCGACAACCGAGAACTGCGAGCCGTGGTTTTTCATCGCCCACCAGCCCAAGTCTCTGGCGACCTTCAAGACGCCGTTGACGATTGTTTTTTCCAGTGGTGATTGTCTCATTCAACAGTCAAATAGCGTAGAGGAGTTGTCGCGGAAAATGCGGCCTCCTGCCGACCAAATGAGTAGTAGGGAGCCTCGACTCGCTTTGCCTTAGAGCCGACGATTCGGCTTTCCTCATCGGCCGGCGTCCACGAGGAGCGGATGGCCAGGCATCGCTCGGCTATCTCCTCCGTCGTCGGGTCCGGCGACGCGGCCTTGGGCTCCACGCACCGCTCGCGCTTCGGCAGTCGATACCGACTACTTACGCGCCACCACGACCCCAGGCGTATCCCTAGGGCTGTGCAGATTTCCTCGCGGCTGCGGCCCTCCGCGTGCAGCCGAAACAACTCCGGCACGTTGACCGAAAGCGGTTGTGATCCTCCTCGTGGCATTATTCAGCTCCCCATAGGCCAATGATTTTCAGACTCAATCGCTCCACTTTCTTCCGCAGGCCCAACACCTCTCGTTCGGCGCGGTCGGCCCGTGCTCGTTCAGACGCGGCCTCGAGCCGCAGGTCGCCGACGACGTCCTCCAAGGACTGGCAGCGCCCCTGCAGCCGCTCGATGCCTTTCGTGGCGGCCTTGGCGCCTGCCCTGGCGCGATGCCAGAGCAGCTCGTAGTCGTCGGCGGCATCCAAGGCCGATTCAAGTTCGTCTTTTGCCATGCAACTCCTCGATCGCGTCGGCGGCGTGCTGCAGCGCCTGCCGCTGTTGTTCCTGGCCTTCGATAGCCGAGGCGATCCTCGACACGATGTCGTCGCCAATGAAGTAAGTCGCTACCACACGCAGCTTCCGCACCAGAGCCTCGACTTCGTCATCACTCATTTCCCGCCGCCTTAATTACGAAGCGTCGAATTTCCTTGGAATAGGCGTCGATCGCCTCTCGCAGCATTTCAATCGAGAACGCCAGGGCCAAGTCCCCGGAATCCTTCGCCACGGCGGAATAGCACTCCATCGATTCAGAGAGTGTTCTCAGGCTTTGCTGATGCTCGACCAGTTTTTTCAAGGTCGCTACTCGGTCCATGATTACGCTACTACCCACTGGTCGCGCTCCCTAGAAAACAGGGTCGCAAGCAAACCGGCGCGACGAGCTACGCCCAGCATGTGCGGGTGGAAGACAGCGACTTCTGGGGGGACGGCAGCCGCAGCGACTAGCCCGGCCGCCGCAAACGCGGCGACTCCGTCGCCACGACTTGACGGCTCAACGAAGGCTTCGAGGGTCTGGTGGTTCTGCCATCTCTCGGTCCTGGCCCAGCCAACGATCTTGGAGTCGCGGGACACTAGGGCGATCGAGCCGTCTAGCTCTTCGGCGAAAAGCTTCTTCTGGAAGTCACTATCTGGCTTCGTGAGCGAGTCGCGGATGACGCGAAGCATCGGCTCATCGAGGGCAGCCAGGGGGAGGACGGTGCAGGTGGTCATTTGGCCCCCATCACCTCGGTGATCCACTCCCTGAAATGCGACACTCTGGTCGCACCCTGCTCTTCGCCTGCCTGCGACCGCAGCGGCCCCTTGTCCCTCATCGTGAACGACGAGATTCCGACCAGCCGAGCGTCCCGGCCGGCGCCAGCGAACCACGGCCCGCCGGAGTCGCCGGGCGAGATGCACAGCGGCATCGGCGTCGCCGTCCGGGCGTCGCTGACGATGATCGTCCGCTCGAATCGCAGGATGCGGGCCGTCCCCGCGCGGAGCTTGCCGTCCATGCGGTCGTAGCCTCGCGACAGCCGGCCGGTAATGCCGTAGCCGGCGATAACGACCACGTCGCCCTCGGCTTCGTCGCCGGTCGCCAGTGGCGGGTAATGCTTTAGGCCGAAGTCATCGGCACATCGAAGAAGCGCTATGTCGTGCCAGCCGAATTCGCGTTTGACGAACTCGCGGTGCGTCCAGATCGTCTCGACGCGGTTCGTGCCGACCGTCGCCGTCGCCGCGTCCTCAACGGCGTGAGCGGCCGTAATAGCCCAGTGGTCGCCGATGACAGCGGCGGTTGAGTTCGCGCGCTTGCCCGAAGCCTCGACAACTCGTAGCGGCTGCGCAAATGGCCGGAAGCCCTCTGCGTAGGTCAGATAGGTCGCGTCTGGGATTCGCTCGTCCGTCGTGCCGGCCACGGCCGACGACGCGGCCAGGAGGGCGAGAGCAAGGGTTTTCATCGCTCCTCCTTGAGCGGTTTCGTTCGGAAGAACCCCCGACACTCCGGGTGTTCATCCATGAACAGCCGTGCGTAGTAGGCAATGAAATCGTTGCTAATCTTGAAGTCGCCGCCGTTCGTCTCGACCGTCGTCTCCCAGCGGATGCGGTTTACGACCAGCCAGGCACTTAGCCGACGATGGCCGCGTTCAATCGCCTGAAACGTGAATTCCTTGAAGAGTTCGTAGACCTGCGGATTGGCAAGATGCCAATCCAGCCAGCGCTGCTTCGTCGGTGAGATCGCAGCGACAATCACTTC